CCCTCTATGACCGCTACAATCAGACGCAAGAGTTCGACAGCGAGGTTCAGGTGCGGTACACGTCGTTCGTAGAGTTCGACGACCTGCCAATCCTGATGAAGATTTACGTGATGTACTCTGCCGTGCTGGACTTCTGCAAAGGCTTTGACGCCGACCCGCAGCGTGTTCAGGAAGTACAGCAGATGTACGGCATCTCCCGCTCGACCGTTAAGGCTGCTGACACCCGCAACAAGGATGTCAACATGTTCGAACAGGTCGGCACCTCGACCAAGCTCAACCGCATCGCGTGGCCGGGCACAACTGCTATCCGGTATCGTAACGCCGCTCGGAGATAATGATGGCCAAAGTCGAAGACTCCTATGAGTCCGTAGTGCGCGGAGTCTCGCAACAGGTTCCGCATCAACGCTTCTCTGGACAGCACTCAGACCAAGTGAATTTCCTGTCCGACCCGGTAGAAGGGCTGGTACGTCGTCGTGGCACCAGACGTCTCTCAGAGACTGCTGTGACCCCTGCGCTAACCGCAGTGAACGCTGCCCTCGTACAAGCCTACCGCACTCATAAGTGGAATCCGGGTTCCGCAGGCGACCCCTTGCAGGTTGCCTACAAGAAGAAGTCCGGCACGATTACGAACGCCCAACTGCTCTACATCATGAACCAGAATACCCGCGCTGTTGTTCCAATCAACGTACTCAGCGCCGGGACGGACACGAAGTATCAGGCAGCACTGGCGAACGGTATCTCGGCCATCACTTCTGTGGGCCGCTACATGTTCATGGCTGTGAACAACAGCATTGGCTCTGTCACCGCAACTCAGGATTATCTAGCCGCCAGCAACCGTACCAAAGTAGTGGCGTGGGTTCGCGGTGGTGCGTATGCTCGCACGTTCACTGTGACCCTGCTGCTAGATAGTGGGGGCCAGCTAAAGTTCTACTACAACACGATGTCCTCCAGCTACCCAACGGTGCCGACGTATCCGACCGATACCACGGCGACCGACTATCAGGAGCGTCTGTCCAAGGCTGTGGCCGACTACAACTCGGCAACCACCAAGTGGATTTCTGACGCAGCGAAGGATATTCAGGCAGAGAACATCGCCATTCGTCTGGTTAACGGCCCGGCCACCACAGGCAACACGGGCACCGGGCAGGGGCTGGTAGCGGCTAACACCGCAGCAACGGGCATCAATAAGGTGACTAACCTTGTCTGGTCAATTGTCGGTTCAACGATTTACATCCAAGGCGATAACATTCGAGAGATTGTTGTCGACGATGGCGGCGATACTTCCCTTATTCGCGGCGTTGGGAATGAAGTATCCAGCGCTGACCTCGTATCGGTTCGTCATTGGTATGGCAAGATTGTTAAGGTGCGTGCCAAGAAGTCAGACGACTCCGACGCATACTACCTGAAATCGGACAACAAAAATGACTCAAATGACCCCGCTGCTTACACTACTTCTTCTGCTGCTCCCAACGCTGTTAACTCAAGCCCTTCTATCAGCAACACCATTCGTGGTGAGGTTGTGTGGAAGGAGTGTGCAGGATATACGCAGACGCTTACGAACCACTTCCTGTTCGCGTATTATCACACGAACAATCAGGTGTACGTTACCAGCAGCCTATCTCTGCTGGCGTCTACGTTGGGTATCACCACGCCTACAGTTCAGCCGAACTTGGCGGGAGACGACTACACCAACCCACCGCCTAACTTTGCCACACGTCAAATCACATATCTTGGTATGTTCCAAGACCGCCTTGTCGTTGGCTCGGGCGCTGTTGCGTCATTCTCTCGGCCCGGTGATTACCTCAACTTCTTCCGTCAGTCTGTTCTCACGCTCACGGATACCGACCCGATTGATATGTTCTCGCTCGGAGCGGAAGACGATGTTCTTCGTCACTCAGCACTCTTCGACAAGAGTTTGTTCCTGTTTGGGGACAAACGCCAATACGTTATTAACGGTCGAACGGTACTGACCCCGACGAACCAGAACATGACTGTGGTTAGCCAGTTCCCGAACACCACGGGAGCACAGCCGCAGGGTTCCGGTAACTTCATCTTCTATACGAAGCCCGGCGATACGTCTCAGCCCGTTATCACGCTCAACCAGATGCAGTACGGCCAGATTGCAGACTCTACAGAGTCCTACGACCTGTCGCAGCAACTGACCGACTTCTGTGCTGGGGTGTGTGCTGAAATCGTCCCTGTGACCTCTCCAGCGGCTGTAATCGTGCGCCCTGAAACTTCGCAAGACCTGTACATGTTCCGGTATACCGATGAGGTAGGCACCGGGCGACGGTTGCAGGCTGCGTGGGATAAGTGGACGTTCGACAGTGATTACGGCACCATCATCTCCATCGCCACCAACGGCGACGAGATTCTGGCGATGGTTCTCCGGGTATCCGGCTCCAGCATGTGGCTGGCTATGGAGCAGTTATCGCTGCGTCCGGCCAAGTCCAACGAGGCATACATGGACAGCTACCAAACCCTCACCGGGGTAGGGGCTGGCATTACCTTCCCGTCTGCATACATCAACGCCAACACTGCTCTCCGTGACCGCTGCTACTGCACGGTTGTCGGCGGTACTCACCCGCTCACCGGGACGACGTATCCTAAGCGAGCACAGCTTGATGCAGCGCAGATTGATGGTGGTACTCTGGCAGGTGGCATCCCGTTCAAATCGACGGTGGTGCCGACTAACCCATACCAGCGTGACCAGAATGGTAACGCCTTGCTCCAAGGTAGACTGACCCTGACCAGCGTGCTGCTGTCGGTTCAGGAGACTGCGGCGTTCGACCTGTACGTGAAGGACGCTAACCGTGAGTGGCTGTCGAAGCACTTCAACGGGTTCCTGCTATCTCGCGTGGCTTCGACTGTTGGCTCCCAGCCAGTAATCAACACGCAAATCCCTGCACTCATTGGCCGCGAGGTTCGTGAGTGTGAATACCGTATCGAGTCCATAGACTGGTTGCCGCTGAACCTCACGGCCATCTCGTGGACTGGTCAAGCCTTTAGGAGATAACTATGGGTTCTCAAGGTGGTGGTGCTCTCGGCGGCGCTGCCGGAGGTGCCGCTGCCGGGTTCTCCGTAGGTGGGCCGTGGGGTGCCGCGATTGGCGGTGCCCTCGGCCTTGTCCAAGGTCTGCTCGGCGGTAATCAGCAGAAAGCACAGGCGCGTATTGCGGCTGCTCAACAGAAAGCTCAATACATCGTGTCTACTGCACAGGCACAGGCACAAACACTGATTTCGCAGAACAACGCTGCGGCTCAGAACTTGGTCGCCGGGGCGAATAACATTCTCGCCGGGGCCAATGAAGACATCAACCTCTACATCCAGTCCCTCAACAACGCCCGTGCTTCAAAGGGCAACGCAGAGGCGTACAACGCGCTGCAAGAGACGATTGGGCGGTACTCCGACGACTATGCCCGTGGTACATTCCAGCAGCGGCTTCAGATGGCCGAACTTGCTGGCCGGGCTTCAGCAGAGTTGTCGGGTGCTGGCGTAGGCGGTACAACCGCGCAGCTAATCAACCGAACGATGAAGCTGCAAGAAGGTATGGTCGAAGAAGAGGCACGTATCGGCAACCGCACGGCTATGTGGGACTTCGCTAAACAGCGCGGTGCTCTGGCTGAAGGGCTGGCTGACGCATCCTCCCAGCTTATCCGTCGTGATATGACTGGCTACGACCCGGCAGCAGGCACGTACTTCGGTACGACGACTGTTGGCCCAAGCAAGAACGTTGGCAGCTACGATACCAGCAATAGCTGGTCGTCCGTACTGTCGAGCATCCTTGGTGCTGGTTCTCAGGCATACTCCACCGTTAAGTCGATGGGGAACATGTATGAGGGCATCACCAACTACAAACCCAAATAGGTGAACTATGGCCGGGCCAGAGACTTATTCTATCCAGACCAGACAGCGGGGTGCGGCTCCGCAACTCCCTTCGCTGGGGCCAATTAAGACCACTGGCCCGGCTGTTAAACCTGCGACCACTGCTCAACCGGGCAGTGTGTCATATGTCGGTGCTCAGGTGGCTCAGGAAACGGCCACCTCTGCATACGACCGCGCAGAACGTGACGCTACGACC